CTATCTAACATATTTTGTATTTCTCTAGATATAGTAAATAACTTTTCATTTTCCCAATGCCATGTATCCATAATTAATGTATTTGTATTTTTAATTCATCTACTGTTATCCATTGGCAAGTACTAACGTTTAATCCTACTTCTTCAGATTCTATAAAATCTTCACAATCTTCCCATACACTTGCATCATAAGGGTAAACATGCACTTCTCCTGTTAAAAAATCTAATATTATTATTTTCATTACAATTCTGATTTAATTGGGTTCCACATATAACTAACTAATCTATACTCTCTTCCTCCATTTTTACTTGGAAATATTTTAGAAACACTAACTACATCATGTTTCAATTCTGCAGGAGTTAAAACCATTATATCTACACCATGTATAATTTCAATGTTTTCATTTTTATTTATACAATTTTGTACATCATAATTACGTATATCAGCGCAATCTTTGTATAATTTTTTTACTATAATTTTCATAAATTAAATTTTTAATAGCTTAATAATTTTTCTAAATGTGTTAATGTCTTTACATTCTCCCCTAAATGTAGGTTCAGTATAATAGTCTAATACTAATGAAGGATCTTTTATAATTAATGTAATTTTATTAGTATTAAAGTTCCAACCTAACATGTAATTTCTATCTTCTTTAAAGAAAGTGTAAATCATCTTTTCAGTAACAATATCTCTTTCGTACTCAGTTATAAATGATGTCCATCCTTCAGCTTCTATTTGTTCTTTATTAAGATAGGGAACTCTATAACCATCCATATCTATAAAATCACAAAAACAATCATTACTTTGAATTTTATGAGATAACCATTTATTTGCTTGCCTAATTTCTAACTCATATCCAATACATAGATCTTCTATATTTGGAGTAAAATATTTATTTTCCATTTGTCTTCTTTTTAAATTGTTTGAATAAATTAGTTTTAATTGTATGATCTGGTTTACAGAGAATTTGATAACTAGAAATATCTTCCTTTGTCAACCTTTGTATAAAAGGGACAATATCATCATAGTTATTTAAACTTCCTGCTTCTTCAATATGATCAATTTCTACATCAGCTCTTTTGAACCACTTTTTACAATGTGCGCATTGATATTCCTTTTTAATACGTTTGTTGGTACTCTGAGAAGGTCTACTTGCAGCTTCTAATGCCAATTGCATTGGTTTCCAATATCTAAAGCCACTTCTTAGCATACTACGTATTTTACTAAAATATTGACTTTCTGTCATTGTGCCACCATTTCTTGAGCATACAGTTGTTGACTTTCTTCTTACTATTCTTTTTGCCATAATGTTATAATTTAAGGGTGTAACAAATTTAATTAAAAATATTACACCCTTTAATAAACTATTTGATTATAGTCACTCTTTTAGTGATTTCTTTCTTCATATCATCTAAAGAAAGAACAATAGAATTTAACTCTTTAGAAGATAGTGTAGGAAGATTGAATTGATGTTTACTAGCTTCAGCAACAAATCCTGCTTGTACTTTTTCTGTTAATCCTTCTAACTCACGAACAGCATAATCTTCATCTAAAGCAAGTGTATTGAAACTAACATCATGTAAAATTTGTGTAGCTTCTTCTCTTGGTACAGTCATAATTGGAAGATATTCATAACATCTACCTTTGTGTTGACCAATACCTACTACTTTCATTGGATTGATAAGAACAAGTACTGATTGATCTCCACATCCTACATAGTGAATTTGATCTGCTGTAAAATGTCATTTTGTTATCGTAAAGGCTTTTTATCCTCTACTTCTGGGAGTTTCCTCCTTACCCTCGCAGGGATATTCTGATTTAATTATCAGACAGCTCAGCATATATTTTCACCCACTAGGGGTGTTGGACACTCGTGGTGGTTTATATTCTATTTCTAGTTTCACCCACTATGCGTTACACTGACATAGATTTTTTACTTTCTATGTTTAGCACGGTATTAGCATAATAATTTTTGTATTTGGAATACTTTCTATCAATTTTTATATTTGAATCTTTGTAAAGATAATCAAAAAACAAAATTCTATCTTTGTGTGTTGTTATTCTTAAAGTAAACATATCTTTTCTGTTTTCTTTATTTCTAATTTCTGTATAAAGTTTAGAAGAAATATTTTCTTCATCTAATATTTTAGAAACTTCTTCTAAAAAACTTTTACATATTCCACAAATGTAAACTTGAACTTGATTTGGTCTACAACTTCTTACAGAAATACTCCCATCTCCATCAAAGTAACCTCTAATAAAATGCCTTACTAAATTTTTATCTATTTTTGGTACAGATAATTCTTTGTATGTTTTATTTTTAGAGATTCCTAATTCATTTAATCTTGATATAATTTGAGCAGAACTAACATTAAATCCAACCATTTTTGTACTTTTTCTATAAGATGCTTTTATTCCTATAATTGAACATATTTTTTCAATTACTTCTTTATCACTATCTTTTATAAAAATACCAAATTTTTCATAAATATACCCTCTTGTATTAGAAACATTTATATAACCATCACTCATCATTAAACCTAAAAAATATGCTTTTTCTTCTGTATCAATTACATCTAAAAAAGTATCTATTGGTTTATTTTTTCTTCTATCTTGAATCATTTTATTAGAAGAAATTTTTCTTCTATGTAAATAACCATAGATGTAAGATTGTTTAATGTTATATAATTTAGCTAATTCAGGTATAGGTATACCTTTTTCTTGATTTAATTTAATTATTTCCCCATAAGGAATATTTGTTGTTCTAGCCATTTTTTTGTTATTTTAGGATTCCACCCAAAGGAATAACAAAGTTTTTAATTTTCCAAATTTATTTTAAACTATTTTAGCCTTCACCGTTTTTGCCCAATTTATTACCTTGTAATTACTTACAGGGAGGCCACATATTTTAGCCCTGCTGCAGCACAATCTTGTGTACTCCAATTACAATCTTCCGTAGGCATACTAGTTACTTGACCAATTCTAATGTCAAATGTTTTAGTCCAATCATCTGTAAATCTATTTTCTTCTCTATTAGGAAGATCTAAATAGAGTTCAGTTAATTTACCAATCTTTTCACCATGATCTACTGGCCATTCTTCTTCATAAGTGTATTCTTCTTCTTCTCCAGAACCATTACATACTTCACATTCTATCCAATCACCTTCACAATCTTCAAATCCACCATCACCATTACAAGCTACACAAGTAGTAGAAGTGTGTGTTTCAATTTTTGTTAATTTGTCTTCATGAACAAGTTTGTATTCACCATTTTCTAAAAATACAGTGTAATCATTTGGATTCTTTTTCCAAACAGCTTTTACTTTGTTATAAGAGTTACTTATAAAGTGTACTAATTCTGGAGAACCATGAAGAGTTACAACATTTCTAAGAGCAACAAAGAATCCTTGTTTAGTGATTCTAAAGCTATTTTCACTAAGGAATCTATATAATTCATTAGCAACTTCAGCTCTAGGATTTAAACAACACCACATAAAGAATCTTTTTAGAGATAAATATTCTTCATCTTTATTTAATTGTACATGAAACACTTCTGTAGAAGGTTCTTTAGAAACTCTTTCAACAACTTCAGCAAACTTTTCTACTAATAATTGTGGAAGGCTTCTTGAAGTACCATTTAAATAAACTGTATTTCCTTCTACCACAAAATCAGGTAAAATAGCTAAAGTGCTAATACCATTTTGAATATTAATAATTCTACTTGCAACTTCTTCAGCTTCTTTTCTCTCTTTAAGAACTTCTGATGTTGTAATAATATTAAATAAATCTTCTGTTGTTACAGCACTTTTAGCACTTAAAAAGTTTTCTTCTGTAGCACCTGGCTTACTTACAATTGAGCCATCTTTTAATACAATAGTTAATGTGTCATTAACTAATTTAATAGCTAAATAAGGCTTTTCTTTTGGTAGACACTCAGGTACATCATTTTGTTCTTCTTGTTCTTCTTGCTCAATTAAATTTTCTAATTTGCTAGCAATAACTTTCTCAATAGCTCTCTCTGCTGTACTTTTGAACCACTCTAAACTTAAAAATTTGTTTTTCATTTTGTTTTAATTTAATTGTTATTTATTTACTTAATTATTTAAATAGCGAGATTATCGTAATATCTCGCTATTTTTACTTATTTATACTATTTCTTGAACTGGTGAATTATACTGATTAATGTTAACTTTTTCTTTTTGATATTTCATAAGATCTATAATTTCTTTTTCAAATGTTCTACCATAAGTTGCAGCTCCTAATAAATTATTAATAAAATATAATTTATCTAAAGTCTTTTTAACATCTAAATATTCTTGATACATAGGAATGTCAAATAAATTGTGTTCTTCTGCTATAGGTACAATAGTTGAATATATTTCTTTAGAAGCATAAACATAATTAGTATGATGATAATTACGTAAAGTGTTAATTTTATCAAATAAAGATGTATGTATAGTTTCTAAAAATCTTCTGTTTTCAAATACATTTTTCTTATTTTCTATTAATTGATTAATTAAATATGCAGTTACTACTCTTTTAAATGGCTTATCTTTCTGTTCCATAAATTTTTCTAATGGTATTAAATTGTGTATATTAACTTTTTCTACTACAAGCATTTCTCTTGATGATAATGTAATGAATCTTACTTTTTGTTTGTTAAACATTCCAAACAAAGGATCTAATTTACTTGCATTGTCGTGTGAAGTGTAAACAAATAAAGATTTTAATTTATGAAAAGTTTCTAATTGATAAGTTTGTGATACAAATTTACAATTTTTATCATAACTATAATTATCTCTAGCTGTAGCTTCTTTAACAATAATTTCTCCTTTAAGCTTCATTACACGTTTACCATCAGAAGATATTTTTAATGGTTGTTTTCTTCTACTTTCAAGCCATTCTTTAGGAATTTCAAGTTCATCAAGATTTATAGTATTATTAATAAATTCATCTCTGATTAATTGAAACTCTTTAATTATACCTCTCCAGTTTTTTCTTGGATGTTTTTTTAACTCTAAAATAGTGAAGTAATTATCATATGTGTTATTATTACCAAATAAGGAAATACTACTCACTTTTTTTATTATGTGATAATTGTTACTTGGATTTAATATACTTTTTAAATAAAGTTTTTTATTAGAACCTACATTAATATCCATTAAATAGTAACTTTCACAAAAAGTTTTACTTGCAGTTAGTCTTTTACTCCAAAAAGATTTACTTTGAGACACTCTTGCGTTATTAATACTAAACTTAGATTCATATTCACTTAAAATATACTCTCTTACAGTATATAAACGTGCTAAATCTAATAGTTTAAGTTTATTGTGCGTAGGAGTTTTAAATTTAATAGTAGAAAATTTCTCTAAATCTGCAATTTCAAAGTTAGAACTAGACATTTCAATAAATCTTTTTTTAGTACTATAATAATTAAAAATTTGCTGAATATCATCTGTATCTTGTATACTATCATTATACTTAGTTACAAAGTAATTTGATATTTCAGTTATCTTATCAATAATAGTTTTTTTAGCTTCTGGTGTATATCTAAGACTTTCTCTATTTGGAGTAGGGAATAAACCATCTGTTAAAGAAAATCTTAATCCTATAGGAATGTATATTGAACTTATTCCTAACTTTTGAAAATCTATAGGATAATATACATTATCTAAACAAATGTGCATTAAATTATCTGTAGATAGTTCAGAGAATTGGAAAAGTTCATGTCTATAGATTAAGAAATCATTTTTAATATCTGCACCAACTCCTGATACATCAAAATAAACACTTTCAAAATATGCTAATTGTTCTTTAATCTTTTTATGAAAATCATATCTATCTTCAAATTTTACAGGAACAATTACTTTTACACCATTATCTTCAGTTGTAGTTGTTTCATAGAGAAGATCAATAGTATTGGCATCTTCTCCTTCATACATCATATACTTACGTTCTACACCATTTTTTCTACATGTAAAATAAAATGAAGAGCTATAGGCTAATGGGGCCTTGAAACCTAGCGGTTCTGTTAATCTCTGGTTTCCCAGAGTGTCGGACTATATCATCACCCTATAAATAGGGGTTGGACGCTTTTTCATATGGTTACTAACCCATACTACTTCCTGTTATTAAGCAGACTTTACTGCGCAGGTAGTCTCTAAACGTTCTGAAGATGTATCTTCAGCTTCGCTTTTGATTGTCATGTTAAATTCTACTACTTTATTATACTTTCTTTTAAGAAAATAAGTAGCATCACTGTACAAATAATTTACACTATCTAAAACTTCTTGTTTGTTTTCTATCCACAAAATATAATTAACCTGTGTTCTAACTTTTTCAGTTATATAAGGTTTACTTATATTTAGACATTTTGCTACTTCTAATAAAAATTCTTTATCAGTTGAGCAAAAAGCTAATTTAAGTTTATGTCTTTGTTTATGCGGATTAGGTAACTTATAATTAGTTTTTCTAATGTATTTATATTGTAACTTTTTCAATATTACACTTCCATCACCATCTAAAAATCCTCTAATAAAATGAGGTATTAAATGTTTTTCTAGTTTAGGAAAAGTCATCCCTAATTTACTTTTATTGATGTTGCAGCCTAAATCAATTAGATTGTTGCCTATTTGATTTGATACTATATTGACACAATGCTGAGGCTTATAACCTTTTTTAATACTTGAAGGAGTATTGACAATATTTTTTTGTCCTCCTGCAGCTTCTCTAGATAATTCATCAAGGATGTAACCATCCTCTTCTTGAACTCCTATTCTAAAGTTAAGCTTTCTATTGCCTGAAGGTTGTGATATACAACCATCAGCATATATAAAACCTAAAATATAAGCTTTGTATTCTGTGTCAATTAAATTGAAATAATTGTGATTAACTTTGTACTTGTATCCCATGGTGTGTTATGTTTAGGGTACAAAGATAATAATTTAATTTAGATTTCCAAAAATTCATCCAATATTTTTAACGTAAAATTACTTTTACGCTGGGCCTAGTTTTGTTGACCCATCATACCTAATTCTGTGTTACTATTTCTTTTAGTACTCTTACCATATTTACTAATAATGTTTTTTACATCATCAGCATCTAAACCAGTACCAAAATCTTCAACAGAGAATTCATAGTTATCTTCAGAATTTCTTCCAAAAGAAACAATAATTGGTTTTTCCATTCCAGTTCTTCTGTGACTATCAAGAGCGTTACTTGCACACTCTCTAATAGTTGAACCTATTGAGTCTGAATAAAGACCCTTACTTAACATCTGCATTAAAATTTGTGCAGAATCTAGATCCAAACTCATTCCTATACTCTCTTGAGCAGCACCTTCTTCTATAACTTTACTTTCTTTTTGTTTTTCTAGTATCATATTATTTATTTATTTGTTTTAATGCTGTTTCATATGTATTAGAAGCAGCTAATTCATCTTTAAATGTTCCTAAATGTGTTACTTTTCCATTTATACGGATACTTGCCTTCCAGTATTTATTAGTTTTATCCCAGCAAACTCCTGTATATTTACTACTACTTTTTAAATGTTTTTTATTTGCATTTTCTCTTTGTGAAACAATTTCTAAATTACTTAAAAGATTATTAGTCCTATCATGATCAATGTGATTAACCACAGCACTAATTGGACAAGGAGTGTATTTTAAAAAGGTAAGAGCTACTAATTGATGTAATTGGCTAGTTTTAGAAATTCCATTTTTATTTAGTGTTACTATAGAATAGTTATTTGTAGATTTACAAATGGTTAATATTTTTTCTTTTGCAGAATAAACAATACCATTGGATCTTACAATTGTTCTTTTTAATCCTTTAACTCTTCCTAAGTTAGATACTTGATATAATCCTTCATAATCAAGTATATCTTTCCATTCTTCTAAGTTTTGCATTATTTTTTTTTACGTTTTTAATTAATCTACTATTCCTCCTTTATAATAATTTGATATTGTATGGTGTTTTGGGAAAAACTCCTTTAAATATTTTTCTCTAACATTTTTGTCTACAATAATGTAATGACTTCCATTACAATATTTTAATTGATTGTTAAGATCATAAAATTTTACAAAAGACTCTTCTGTATCTGGCCAATCTTCTGTTCTAATCAATTTTGATTCTGCTCCTTTGTATTCAGAATTCCAATACTCTATTTTCATATTATATAAATTTAATTTGTTTTAATATTTGCTTTGATTCTAAATATACATTTAATTCTACTGTGTCTGTGATTATACTTTCAGGATCTTGTATTTTTATTACTCTAAATCCTATAGATGTTATATAACACTTGTGTATCCAAGACATATTAAAATCTTCTTTATTTGCTTTATCATAGTTTTGATAAATTGGATTTGATTTGGTGTAATTATATCTCTCTAGAGCAGCTTTAGGATCAAAATAATCAAAATATTGTAAACTACCATTTCTGCCTTCTCCTACAAACCAACCTAAAGCTATTCTATAACCATCTGCTATAGCAACAAAATCTCCTACTTTTAGGTCTCCACCATGTTTTACTGTTATCATATTTTATACTCTTTTAATTAAAAATAATTGTCTATCTTGTAAATCAACACTCACTGTAGTATTATGGTTTTCTCCTCCCATTTCCCATACATGTTCTTCCCTAGAATAAGTACCTCCAACACCATTTTTATATGTTCTTAAAATTGTTTCTTTTCTAGTAGAACATCTAACATTAGCATATAAAGGTTGTTTTGTACTCCAATGTTTTTTTATTTTACTTAGTTTTGGTTTTATGAGCACTTTTAAATACTTAAAGTAAGATTGACAGCTAATTAATATTTCATCTCCTATTTCTAATTCTTCTATTGTTATAATTCTGTTTTCCATAATTTTTAACTTAATAATTTAACTTTTTCTAATAATTCTTTTGTTGCAGTGGTAATCATTTTATCTTTTACTTGTTTAGATATTGCAGCAATAATTCCTTTTTTTACATTTAACATACTTTCATGCGAAAATTCTTTAGGTACTCTATGGCCTGAAAAATCTTTAGTCCATTCACTAGCCATGTAAAGATAACTACCATCATAATCACCATTTTCTTTAAGAAATTGTGTTATTTGCTCTGTTATATGATTTACAAATGTTTTAATCTGTTCATCTATTTTATTTTCAATTAATTTGTCTATTTGTCCTGTTGATTCTGCCATAATTTTATTTATTTAATTTTTGTTTAATGTATTCTTCATGGTCTTTTTTATTATCTAAAAGTTCCATATTATCATTACGTCTATACATAAATCTTTCTTGATCATAAATTATGTATTTATGGATAGTTTTGTGATCTTGAGGTGTTAATTCAATACAGTCATTAAAATGTTCTTCATTGTAAGACCAGTGGTGTAAATGATGTGTAGATTTTTTAGGATAATGTTTTAACATTTTACCTATTTTATATTTTTCAGGAAACTTTTCTTTATGATCTAAATAAATTTGATATTTTTCTTTATAAACTCCTTTTTTTCTAGAAGTCTTTCTTTCTTTTAATCTACTTTTTTCTAGATTTCTAATTCTTTCAGATTCTTTCCATACAGGGTCTTTAAGTTTTTCAATAAATCTTTCTTTTGCTTGTATTTTACAACAATCTTTACATTTGTGTAGATACCCATCTGCTGTTTTTGGATGAATGTAAAAATCTTTTAAAAGTTTATTTGTATTACAAATTTTACAAGTTTTCATATTGTTTATTTTTAAGTTATAAATATAAAGGTACATAAAATAATTAAAAATACCATTCTAAAAGGGACAATTAGTATTTAACCACATTATTGATTCATTATTACTGTCCCAAATATTATCTCCTATATATTTAAAAACTCCTTTTGTATCCCATGTATTACCAAACTTTGGTAATTCTAAAGAATAGCAGAAATTAGTTTTTTCAACTAACGCTCTATATTGTTGAGCATTTTCTCCCATAAACAATACTGAAACTCCTGTTGGTCCAATTATTTCTTTTAATAAAAAAGTAATAAAAGGTTTCCATAATTCTACATGTGCATTTGGAACATCTTTTTCTGTAGTTAAAGAACTATTTAATAATAACACTCCTTGACTAGAAAGATAATTCATGTCAAAGTCTTGTACATAGTCCAAATTAAGCCCATTAAAGAGTTCTTTTTCTATTCCTGCATAGAATTCTAATAAATCTATTTGAGTTCGTGTATGCGCCCCAAATAGCACTCCTGTAGCAATTGGAGAATCTTCTACATATTCAGTATATGGACCATCTCCAATTATGACACAAAGTAAGTCATCTAAAGAAGTTTCAGTAAATGTTCTATAAGTATTAGAAGATAAAGGGGAAAGTTTTTTCCCCTTTGCACTCTCTTCTTTTAAAAACTTATAAATATTATTACATTCTTCACTTTCAATAAAAGCTTGTATTTTTTTATGCCAGCTTGGATGAAATTTTGATTTAAAAGTTTCCCATTTCATACTATGCTTCAAATAATTCTAACTGATTAATAACAGGTAATACTATTTCTTTTTGAGAAGTTATAATTCCTGCAGCTTCATTAAAAAAGTTATGTGCTTGAATGTGGTTATTCATCCAAAGACTAGGGTGAACCTCTTTCATAGAAAAAGTTGTAAATTGGTATAACTCCCAAAGACTATTTTCAGCATTATAGTCATAAGTAGGGTGACTTAATTCTTTTCTAATTAAATTTAGTTGAGTAGATTCAATAAAGTTTTCCTCAATAATCATTCTACCAATTAATTCTGCTTGAGTTCTTTTACTAATTTGAATTTCTTTCATTAATTCTCTCTCTTGTTGCATTTTGGTAAACACTTCTCCAGAATGTTTAATGTATTCAGTGATTGCTTGAGGTGTAAAAGATTGAATTTCTCCAACATGTTTTTTTTTAAAAGCACCATAATCTCCTGATACACACCCGTTGCTACAGATAAAGATTTTAGTACCAAGTGCAAACTTCAATGATAGACTTTTATCATAACTGTTTTGCCATCCAATCTGCAATTGCATTTCTGGATCAGAAATATTTTTAATAGTAAACTTACCATTAGCAACTTTACCTTCTCTCGCAGAAGTATATATTTCCTTATCTAATGTAAATCCTGCTTGATGAATACTCTCAAGAGTTAAATCCATCAATTGTTCGTGAGAAATTGGTTTATAGGATTTAGTTTGTGCAGGAATTGGTGCTGCTAATAATGTTTCTTTTGCTGTGTTATATGTTTGAATATCCATGATTTATTTTTTATTGTTATTGTTTAATTTCTTCTACTACAAAGTTTAAATTTTCTGTGCTCCACATTGAATATATAGATACAGGTAAGCTAGTATAAAATATATATCTTAATCCTGCAAATGAATCTACTGTTCCTACATATTGAAAAACTTGATCTGAATAATCATTTATATTTACCATACCCTTATTTGGATTATATGTATGACAATGTTGACCTGAATGAGTTAATTTATAATATCTTCCAGGAACCAGTTTTCTTACTTTTTCTTTAATAACTTCCAAACTTACTCTTACTTTATCACCATTATCTAATGTGATAATACTTCCATGTTTTAAATCCATTTTTTTTTATTTTTGTGTTAATGTTACTTTTTTATCAAAAAATCTAGTTAATATACCTTCAAGGTTTTCTATTGATATGCATTCTATTTCACCTGCACCTATAGTATCTAACCATTCAACATTTTCTTTGATTTCTTCTTCAAGAGCCTCTATTAATTCTTCTTTAATTGTCATAATTTTTATTTTTTATTAATATTCTAAAACTCCTGAGTCTCTAATTGTTTCGTACAATATTTTTTTCTTTGGTTTAGTCAATGTTGTATCATTAATAATTTCCTGTAAGATGTCTTTTCTTTGTGAAATATCTAATACATTTCTTCCTTGTAAAGCATTTTCTATTCTTGTACATAATTCATTTACCACTGTAGCCCCTTTTTTCATGTGCTCAACTTCATCGTCTTCTTTAGGAGTAATAAGTTTTTCTACATATTGTTCTATATGTGGAATTACATTCTTTAATGCTAATTTTGATTTATGAATAAAAAGACCATTTTTATTCATTGTTTCAAATCTTTCTAGTAATGCTACTGCAAGAGAAAGACTTTCTATTACTGTATCGCTTAATTCGTCTGATGTTAATTTTTTCATAATATATTTTATATTAAATTTAATGCTTCTTGTAATCCTACTTCTAAAGCTTCTTCATAAGTTTTAAATATTCCTTTAGGATTATCTTCTTGAGAACCTAATTTACAAATATTATAATCAAATCGTACTTTACTTTCAGTATAAAAGTCATCAACTTTAATAGATATTTCATGTACTTCTCTCAACCATTTTTGTAGAAATGATTGAGTTGGTGCATACCCTACAAACTCAAATACATTGGGGTTATCTTCTATTATTTGTTCCCATTCATTATCTATAATTTTATCACCATCTTCTTTGTCTAAAATATATGCTTTATCAGTATACCAATTAAAGTTTTTTTCTTTAGCTATTCTAGCTGTTTCAAATGTTACTAATTGTTCTTCCATAATTTTTTTATATTAATTGTTTTCTTTTTAAATAATTTTCTACTGTATTCATTCCAAAGTCTTTTGCAAGATCTGCCCAATCTTTTACTCCTTGATGTAAGTATTGTTTAGGAACATTACAATAATCAAATCCAAATAATTCTGTTATTTGTTGACTATTTTTTACTCCTGTAACATCTGCATCAAAACTTAATATTTGTTTTTTAGAATTTGCCTTTAAATAATCTATATTTTCTTCAGAGAAGCATGCCATTCCTTCATTTTGTACAGCGCAAGTGTTTGGTAATAATTTCTTGATAACCATATAGTCTTTCTTACTCTTATTAATAAAAGCAAACTCACTATCTTTGATATTCTCAAGACCATCCATTGCTGTTATTGGTACATTGTTAGGGACCCATTTATACTTTTTCTCTGCATGTGGTTTATAGATTTTCCAATGGTTATCATAAAAATATCCAAATCTAAGTTCTGTGTCTTTTAATGTGAATAATTGCTTATTCAAATAAACTTTATCAACAGAATAAATATTATTATCTTTTAAATCTGATATATCCTGATGATATTCATTCCAATAAGCTAATTCTTCATGAGTAAATTTCCTTGTTTTAACTTGAATTAAAGAGTATTTTTTAATAGTTTCTTCAGGCTGCTTGTATTCACTTACTATTCTTTCATAATTAGGTGTAGATCCAGATAAAATACCTAAACTAAAATCTTTATCAATTAGTTTTAAAACCTCATCTATGTTTGCTAAATGAAACAATTCTTTTACAAAATGAAAACAATTTCCTTTTTTACTTGTATCAGTGAAATCAATAAAAAATAATTCATTGTTTCTGTTACTGATAATAAATGAAGGATTTTTTTCATTTCTAAAAGGTGAATAAGTTACAGCATTAAGGCTCCAAGATTTAATAGGCATATAAAATCTAAATATATCATAAGATGTTATAAGACTTAGTATAGATTCTGGAGTTAACATAACTTTTTTTTGTCCGCCTATTGCCATTTTGATTTTTTTAAATAAAAAAAATACGATGAGTTTCCCCATCGTATTTTTAAATTATAACTTATTGATTATTAGTAATCACCATCCTCGTCATCTATTTTAGCATCATTAGTTGATACTAAATTTTCTCCAGGATTGTATTCTTCTAATTCTTTTAGAGTATAATAATCTTTACAACCATATTCTCCAGTCACTTTAAGTACAAATCTTTCATGAGGTTTAAGATCTTTAGATGCTTTTTCAGATAGTTTTCTAACTACAGAAGAATCATTATAATCCACAACTCTAAATTGTTTTAAAGTGTATGTTGGTAAAAATCCTTTATTAAAGACAGTTTGATATTCTTTTACTTCTCCTTCACGCTCTTTAGATGTAACTGTAGCTAATGCTACAAATGTATCACACCATTCTCCATCAATTTGGCTTCTAAGATCAGAAACATTTCCTTTCATTAGTTTCTTCCAATCTAATGTAAGAGTAGTGTCAGCATGTCTATAATCTAATTTACTTAACCATGTACGAAGAACATCATATAATTCTTCTTCTCCAGAATGTGCAACTCTTACATCACGAGGATTGTTAGCATCTCCTTTAAACCAAGGAGCAAGATCATTTTCAGATTCTCCCCAAGAACACATACCTACACTATTAATATACTGATATTTAGTTTTAGCTAAATTTTCTCTTTCTTTATCTTCCAAGAAGAAAGTAACTTTGAATGGTTGTAATTCAGGATTTTTTACATCTTTCAACCAGAAGTCAATTCTTAATGTATTATTATCATCTTTACTTTTTCCAGTATATTCAACAGCTTTAGAATCTTCTTTTAATTCAATTCCTAATTTAGATTTATATTCTTCAATAGTTGGGTTAATAGCAACTACATTACACTCAAATAATCCAACTTGCTTAGAGAATCCTTCATTATTACTAACTTCTCTTTTAATTCCACCAATACTATTACTCATAATCTTTATTTTTTATTTATTTTTAAATATATAATTGTTACATGTTTTGCTTCTATTTGTTAAATTGTTTTGTATTGCACTTCTATTTATACCTAATTCTAGTGAAGCTATATTAGAATTAGGATAACTTTTAATAAAATTTCCTTCTTTATCATACTGATAAACTATTTTACTTAAAGTACTTATTTTGCTGTGCTTTCCTTTTTTATTTATTACTATTTCCTCATTATTACATAATTTTTTAATATTATCACTTTTTTTTCTAAACCTACAATTATTTGAAGGTAATTTTCTTGTACCATTAACGTGCCTATAAATAGCTATTAAAGGTACTTTATATTTTATTGAGCAATTTTTTGCACTTGTTTCGACAGATAAAATTTTACCCTCATTATTATAAACACAAATTGAATATCTTGGTGAAATAGTTCCTGAAGCACCTTCACCACCTTTTGAATTATTACATAATGGTCCTTCTTTTGTAATTCTTCTTTTAATTTTTGAAATTAAACTTATTTCTAAATCAAAAGCTTCTTTTTCTGAAAGATCATTTTTATATATAATAATTTTAGGTGTAGATCCTGATTTAATAATTTTTCTAAGTTTTTGATAAAACAATCTTTTATAGCCCTTTTTATCATTAATATTAAGACAAGCTGTTAAATGATTATGACTTCTACTATCAATTCCTTTGCCTATATAAATTGGTTCATATTCAAACTCTAAATCCTGATATTTAAACATACCAGGATTTAATAAATTTAAATAAATATACACGTAATAATTTTTTTCTAATTTTTTCATGTACAAATTTAATAAATATAATTTAAACTACCAAATTTTAGTTCCACCAATTCCACTCATAATTTTTAATTTTAATTGTTAATTTATTTATTTGTTATTTATTATTTATAATATTCTGTTATTGTATCTACTACATTTTGTAAGTTGTTAGGAATTTTAATTTCCGTAAACATACCATCAGGACTTTTTGCTGGATACTTCTTAAAGCGATTTGTTACAAAACTATATTCAGCTGTACCATCTTTTTTCTCTTCTACAAGAGTGTACAAACATACAGTTAATAATCCTTCCAACAAAACTTGATTATCAATCAATTTTCCTGCTGTTTTAATTTTGTACCCAATAATCTCTCCACTATCTTCAATAGTTTCTGGATGTGTAAGATAGAATACAGTGATATTATCTCTTAATTGTCTAGCTGTTCTAAACAAATCTACCATGTCTTTAGCCATAATGCTAAATTTAGTAAACCCAACTTCTGTAGCTTTAGCCACCATATTAAATCCCATAATATAGTTTGAATCTTCTATAATAATGTTTTTAATGTGTGGTGCTTTTTCTGAAATAGTTTTCAATAATCTTGAAATTTCATTAGCATCATCTACTTCTTTGTAATTTTTAGCTTCTGTATTATACAGCTTTTCACTCCCTTTAAATGGTAACTCTTTTTTGGCTACATTGATGACATAAGTCTCTTCTGGATTTAAATGTTTAATACTTGTTGATTTTCCAGATCCTGTCTGTCCTACGATTCCTACTAGCTTTGAACTCATTTTTAATTAATTTAGTTATTATTATTGTTTAAATTTACGAAATTTTAAGGTAATAATCAAATATATGATACCTTATCTTTGTTGAAAAAACTCAATGCGCTTTTTAGCCATTTAAGTTCTATAGGCTCATTAGAACTAACAATATAGATGTGTGCTTTCTTATCTGGAGTGTTATATTCCATAGCCATTGCTCGATTTATCTTCTGAGCCAAATTTTCTGCATTACTATCAAAGTAGTTTATTATAATTTTGTCTAAAGGTTTATATGTTATCCCTGAATTACCAATCTTTACAACAGCTAAATGATTTCCTTTTCCTTCTGCAAATTGTTGAAATAATTCTTTTTCAGAACTTTTACTATGATAGGAAGGAATTCCAAGATTATCTGCTATAGCAGTGGTTCCACAAAAAACTAAAACTCTTTCATTTTTATGTTTAGCCAATAATGCCTTAGTAGCATTAGTTTTAGCTAAAGATGATTGAATAACTCTCATTCTGGCTAAACGCATAAACATTGCATCTCCACCAGAATATTGAAGTTTATTAATCACCCAAGATATACCATCAAAATGTTTTTTTTCAGTCTTCTTTTTACCCTTATAATCATTTAGTTTTACATTATCTAAAGGAACAGTTACAACAGTTATTTTATAATCTACAATAACTCCTTCTTCAATTGCTTTTTCAATTGGGTAAGTAGCTACTACATCCATATACAACTCTTCACTAAGTGTTTTTTCTGTCCATTCTGACAATGTTCCTGTTAAACCTAATATAACATCATTAGTTTTAAATAACTCTTTATATGCTTCTATTTGGTTTTCTGAAAGAAGATGAATTTCGTCAATAATTACAATGTCATAATAATTCTTTACATATTTCTTAACTGATAAATGGGTTGTATATGTAACATTACTATCATCGTATTTAAGTTCATCAAAATCTTCTTTCCAAGATTTTTCAATTTTCTTATCTGGATAACATATAAGAATGTTTTTTGGTTTTAATTCTTTTAGAATAATTATACTTGTTCTGATTTTTCCAAACCTGGGAGCAAGCATAAGTATTCCATGTTTACTTTTAAGCCAGACTTCCGCAAACTCTTTTTGACGAAGATCCCTGATACTTTTACTCATAATTTATTATTTTGTATTTATTTTTCCAAATTTTACCATTCTCATAGCATTTTTTTACAGTTGTTGGTTTGCATTCTAAAAATTCTGCACATAATTTACAATTAATAAATTGATGTGTATTATTTGTAACTATGTCTAAAACTACAACCTTTTTAGCATAATTGATTTTAGGTAAGTTTAGAAAATCTTTTACTAAATTAGATTCCTCTGTACGTAAAACTATATACTTCTTAACTCTTCTTCTTTTACTTTTTATAGCATATGTTATACTTGTATATTTTACACCTACAAATTCAGCACAATGAGCTAAACCTGGAAAATCTTGAATGTGATTTCCAAATAGATCAAATAAACTAACTTTTATATTATGTTCTTGTATACGATTGATAACTTTGCTACCATTCTTAAAAGATTCTTTTAAACTCTTAGATATTTTATCTTTAGTTTCTTGAGAATGTGAAAGTAAATGATTTGTGTCTACAACAGTTCTTTTGTTGTACTCAGGATTAATTTTGTTTATATAAAATTGTTCTAATTGGTGTAAATCAAAAACAGATGTATTTTCTTTACACTTATTTAAAAGTTCAAATGTAAAATTATCATATCCATATTTCTCTACAGATGACTGTAGGTGTTTGTTATGTAATTTTTTTCTTTTAATTAAGTGCTTATACATACATCCTCTTTGATATACATCAACAGAACTTCCTACATATGACTTATTGTTTATAGTGTTGGTAATTTTGTATATACCAGTCACTTTTTTAAGGGCTATATCTATTTTCATATGACAAAGATATAACATTCCCTTTTAATAACCAAATTTTTGCAAATTCTGATTGTCTTTTATCTCTAATTGTCATTTGATAATAGTTAAGTTAGTTGGAACAATTCCAAATATTTTATCATGTCCTGTAGATTCAACTGTATAGTTTATATTTTTACTTGATGTGGTAAAAACTATATCAAATAAATCAAACAATTCTTTTTTTGGTCTTTCTACAGTTAAATGACTTATAGCTAAATATAATTTTCCACAATTACGTTCTTTTAGCATTTTAGCTAAACCAATAAATGTTCCACCATAAACACAAATATCATCTATAATAAGAATATCATTACCATTAAAATCTTTTTTATCTATATTTTGAACTAGTACAGACTTACTATTTTCATATTTTCTAGATTTAGATGCTCCATACACTTCTCCTTCCCACTTTATTTTATCACAAAGTTTCATAAGAGGTTTAAATCCACCTGCATCTGTAGAAAATAATGTTGTATTTGTAGTATCTATGTTAGATAAAACCTTACCTATAAATAAAGAATTATCAATAATATCTACGCTATATAACAAAGCTTCTACAACTTCAGGATTATGTGGATGAAATACTTTTACATACTCAAAATTCATTGAATTTATAAAATCACATATTAATTTTAATCCTGAATTTTCACCAGGATTAAAACGTCTATCTGCTTGAGCATCTAACAAACATGGAATATACAAACCAACTTTTTTATTATTATGATTATATACATCTTTTATTTGGTTCAATGTCCAAAGATCTTTATAAGAATTAATATTAAAAGTTAACTCATCTAAAAATTCATGCACTTTTACATATTGTGTACCATCAGGATACATTTTAATTTCATAGCTCATTTAGTTTTTCTTTAATTGTTTGGAAATTTGTTAAGTTTTCAAATACACCATCTAGGTATAATACTTGTAACATACCTTCTGTTTGTTCTACATAAGTAACTTGATCTGATAATGTAAGATCTTCATTTACTTTTAATAACCCTTTAGCTGATTTTTTAACACCATCATCTGTAATAGGGTCTTTAAATATTTCTTGTCCTACACCATCCACTTCAACATAAGTAGCTTTCATAGCAAACCCAAATGTATCTCTAGTATTATATTGATAAGTAAAAGAACCAATACCAAGAACAATGTTTGTACTTGCAAATCCTTTAGCTTCTAATCTTCTACAGATCTCATCAGCCCTTTCTATAGTAATACTATCACCATATATGGCTCCAATATGTGGATCTAAAACTTTATACCCTTGCTCATTAATAGTTCCTCCAAATACATCCCAAAGAAGCTCTATTACACCTTTTGTTGCAGGGGTAACTTCTTTTTCTTTTATAATAAAAGAAATTTCTTCAACAAAATAATACTGTTTATCATACCTGTTCCAATCAACATCAGCAGTTAACTCATAATATTTATCGGTCACTTTTACAGTTCTGGTTTCACTAATTGTAAATTCACTTTCCCCATGAACTTGATTAGTATATAATTCTTCTTCAAAGTCGTCTTTAGCATCTTCTAAAGATTTGCATTCTTTAATATTTAGTCCACAAATAATATCTATAGGATCACCAGAATCAGGTCTAATTACCAATTTACCATCTCTTGCTAATATTTCTTTTTTGATAGTGATAATATGTTCTGTACATACTTTCCACAAATCCCAAGTATCAGAAACTACTGAAAGTATACCTGTAGGATATAAAGATAAGAGTCTTTTAAATGTTTCTGTTTCATCTTCTTTACCTCCTGCACACATTACTGAATGTTCAGTGGCAGGTACAGAACCACCCACTTGCCCTTCTGCAAAATAATACTTACGTGCACCATGTATAACTGGAAGACTATCTGTACCCATAAAAGATGTAAGATGACCTAATCCTGAGCTAATAACAGCATCGATACTATCCATACCTCTCATAGAGAAATCATGGCCTTGCCAGTCAATAAACCCTGCATTTTTAACATCAGTTTTCAGCTGCCATTTAGTCAATACTTTTTTATAAGTATGTGCAATAGTTGCACTTGTCATTGGTTTCCATAATAGATTTGAAATGATTGTTTCTAAATAGTTTGTTAACCAATAGAAATCTGGATGTGTGTTGTAGACTGTAAGAACAGGAACCTTCATTGGAACTAATGTACCTTCTGCAATTATCTTTACACAAATAGGTAAATACCCCAGATTGTGAAGAGCTTCAAAATGACTAATATCATAAGGCATTCCTAGATATAATTCTAATTCTTTTTTCATTTCTTGACAAACTTCATCTTTAGGCATTTTGAAAAAGTTATTTTGAAATAATTCATGCAATTGCATCATCATCATTTGCTGCCCAAATGATACTAAATTATCACAACCTTTAGGAGCATATTTATTGCTCCTAGGTGTAAAATTAGAATAAACTAATGTAGTTTTTTCAGGATACATTATATGGTGAGCAGTTTTGTATCCATCACTTAATAATAAAGGATTCATATTTTTCATATTTTTTTTTGTTTTTACAGTTTATTCTTTAAATTTTTCTTTATAATAATTTACAACCATTTTCATTATATCTCCTACACTTCCCCATATAGGAAGAAATGAGAGTAATTGTTCTTGGTTTAATAAAGGCTTATGTTTCCCATTATCAAATTTTTCTATATAATATTGATAGAGTAAAAAAGACAAATTATTTTCATTTTGTTTATATACTTCTTTTGTCATTATTTTGTTTATTTTTAAATTTGTAATGCTTTGGATATTTTATAGCCTCTTCAAATGGGATACCTAAATCATAAACTCTATGCCTCATAGTAGAATATACTAAACCTAAAAGTTTACATAAATCAGTTAAACACTGTTCTTTACCATTGTAAGTAATAAGTTTTACTCTTCTACAATTCTTAGATTGTTCTGATTTAAGTATCCATTTACAATTTTCAGGACAATAGTCTTTATTATAGTCTATTCGTTCTAAAGAATACATATTATTAGGCCTCCAACCTAAATCATTTATAAATAAGGCAAAAGATTTTTGCCAATCCTCACAAACTTTAATGCCTCTACCACCATAATTTTTATAAGATTTATCATTAGAGTTTAAACACCTTGATTTCATTTTTAACCAAATACAGTAATCAAGGTGTTTCACTCCTGTAGAAAGCATTGCTAGACCATGTGTTGTACTAGTTTTTTTTGAAAGCTCTTTATTTAAACAACCACAAGATTTAGATTTTCCTCTTTTTATAGAATTTAAATCTATTTCTTTTTCATTCCCACAATCACATTTACAAAATACTTTTTTCATTATAGTTTTAGAATATTTGATAGAATTACCTTCTCTAAGAATAGTTAATCTACCATACTTCAATCCTACATAGTCTTCGATTTTTATTTTTTTCATGATAATTAATTTTTACAAATATAAAAAAAACTTATGGTTTTACAAATATTATTCTAAAAAATAAGCACCATTAAATAATGATTCAAATTGAAAAGTATCCATTTCTTTTGATTTAGGTAATTCTTTAAATATTCCTGTAGCTCCTTGAAATCCCATACCACATCTTATAGAATCTTCTCCATATGTATTTTTCAAAATTTTAATACTTCTAAAATAATTTGCACCATTTGAAGTATCAATAAATTTTTGAACATTGTAACTAACATCATTTGTTTTAAATCTAGAAGGATCAAATATAGAAATAACAACATCACTGTCTTCACCTGGTCTTCCAGATTCTTTAATATCATCTATAGTAGGTTCAAAAGAATCCATTTTTTGAAAAGCAGGATTGCTTAAGTTTCTTGTTAGCTGGCTAACTGGTATAGGAGAATACCCTAAAACATCTCTAAACCATTGATTGTATTCAGATACTTTATCAATTGCTTCTTTTTTAGAAGACATTCCTTTTTCAACTTTTGTTAAACCAAGATGATCTTCAATTACAATAACAATTTCATTTGGATTGTTAGGAATATAAATTTTAGTGTATTCATCTTTTTGCTCAAATTTTCCATTTTCTTCTGCATAATTTTTTACATACTTGTAAATTCCTGTTGGGTTTTGAGCACCTTCTACAATATCTACTACTTCCAGTAATCCTTTTATATACCACTCAAATTCAAGTATAAGATTATGTTCTTCTTTTGTAAGTTTTATATCCCACCAACCTAACATTTTTTGAATGGGAATTAAATTCCCAGTATCTAAAAATATTTTTCTACTTAACCATTTAGCAAGAATATAAACTTTACTTCTTTCCATAGAAAATAAAATAACCTTAAATTTAATACCAGACTTATCTTTTGTTTCCATATAATGATCGTAAGGATTAAGTATATACGCAGAATGAACATAAGCTGTTTTACCAGAGCCAGATGCACCAAAAACTAGTGTCATTATTCTTTTTCTTATACCTATATACTTATTTAACCTATTAAATCCCATTGAAAGTCCATTATTTTTTCCTTCAAGGCCATCTGCTATTTCCTGTTTTAAAACATCAAAACTCATTTGTTTTGATGTTTTAGTTCTTTATTGGCTTTATCAGCTTTTTTTAATTCAGTACTGTTTAATACAAATACACCACAAATAATGACTAAAATTATTGCCATCACAGCTAATATGTAAAAATCTAAAATCTTATGTTCTCTTTTTGTCAGTTCCATTTTTACTTTTGATTAATTGATTAATAATTTTTTTTACTTCATCTTTTGGAATAATATTAAATGTATAATATTGTTCATCCTCTTCTCTTTCTTTGTTATAAACTTCTTCTATTTCTTTTGCTGTTATCATTTTTATAGTTTTTAAATATCTGTACTTCCTGTTACACTTATGCTTTCTTTTAATTCTTCTCCAGAATCAATTAAATCTATAAAGGGTTCAAAACTTTTTTGATTTAAATAAGTTAAACTATTCTGCATATAAGTTAATTTGTTTGTTCTTTGTTTTACAGATTCTTGTTTCTTCTGAAGAACCTCAAACTTTAGAGCATCAGTTAACTGTTTTGCAGTATATTCTCCTTCATTAATAATAGCATCAAATTTTAATCTACAATCATCCTTTCCTTGTCTTAAAGATCTTCCTCCACTAAACTTTACACCACTATGTGTAAAAATATCAGTGCCAGGATAGCTGGACCACCATTCAGTAAATTCTGTTGTAGCAGGTTTTCTTCTAATTAATTTAGATGTTGCCTTACTATCAATAAATAATAAAAGTTCTTTACCTTCAGTTGTTAGCTTATCTTCAGAAGATATAAGCCCTTTTCTAATTAAAGATTGGTATATAGCAGATATTTTTACACTAGAATTACATAAAGGAATAACATCAAACTCTTGTTCAAGTAATTTTAGTAAATAAATTTGATCTAAAGAATAACTTTTTTTAATTAATTCTTCAAAATGGAAGGGGGTTATTGTTAGTTTCATATTTTGGTTTTTTAATTACAACTTCTATTGTTGCAGGTTTCATTTCTTTAATAGCTTTTTCTTCTTCCCATTGATAATAATCATTTATCATTTGTTGATTTCTTTCTTCAAGAAAAATAGCATCCTTTAAAAACTCGTATTCCCAATCACAATCCATGTTTATCATTATTACTTTCAGGTGTTGCACCCATAACTATACTTGCTAAACAGAACCACCAACCTGAAGCATTTAAAACAAATACAGCATAACCTGTAAGTGCTAATACAGCTAATACAAATATATAATATATAATTAATGTGTTATTATTCATCTTAATAAACTTTTTAAAATTATTTCTTTCCTTAAAATATTATTACTATCAAAATACATTACTTGAACATGTTTAATATCAATATTTTCTGATACAACCATTTCAATACTATTTATATTTCTAAATGTCACTCTATCACCTACACTCATTCTTCTGTTAAATTACTAGTTGATAAATATCTATTTATTTGAGTTATTCTATGTTTAAAACTTGCCAATCTGTGTTTAAACTCTCCAACAACATGTGAATGGTATTGAGTATATTTACTATTAAGACTCTCTTGTTTAAACTCTTTTAATCTTTCAATATTCTCTTGAATAGATAATAACTCATTTTCAAGTAATTCTAATTGATTTTTTAATTTAGCATTCATAGGTTTTTTTCTTTTTTATAAATCTTTAATAGTTCTTTAGAAGATAAAATATCTATATCTTTTTTCCATGATACCCATCTTTCTTCTCCAATAGAGTAGTAATTCACAGAAATCCATGTAGAAAATTGAATAGCGAAATCTTCCGCTATTTTTTCGCATTTATCCTCTATTTCATTTCCTGATTCTGCATCTTCCCATAGTGCAAATTTAAATTCTTCCTTTAGATTCATCTTTCAATAATTTACGTTTTAATTCATTTACTTTCTCTGAATTATGACCACGTAGGCGGTAATAATTAAGTAGTACTTCTATTCGTTGCAGCTTTGTTTTCATTGTAATCTATTCAATATTTCAGAATATCCAATAAGATCTAATAAAGAATCTTCTTTAAACTTATGCTTTAATCTTCCAAGTTTAATTGACATCATTACTTTACAGATTTCTTCAGGAGTTAACTCAATATTAAATGTTGTCTTTAGAATATCAGAATACTCTTTAAATGCTTGTTTAGCATCTCCATATTGATCATTTCTATCCCCATTAACAATTTTCTCTGCTTGAAGTAATAAACTTTCTTTAACTTCCATATCAAAAAAATCTGAAAGAGATTCTTTATAAAATGTATGTGGGTCTCCTCCATCATCTATAATCACTATCTCATAAGGAGATTCACCAGTTATAGTATAAAATTGACCTTCAGTTAAACACGCTGGACCTATTCCATCCATAAGGCATTGTTTATTTGCCTTTATTTTAGTTCCTATTTTATCCCCTATTTTCATATTTTATTTTTTAATGTTATTAACCATTGTTGAGTATTTCTAATACAACTATCTTCAAATTCTTGTTCAGGAAACTGTGTTGATTTATGGTAGTTATAACCATATTTGGAAGCCATTAGCATATCTTCCTCACTATAACATTTATTTTTTTGAAGATTCGCTATCTCTTTACCTCTGTCTAGCAGATCTTTTGATAAGTTGTTTAAAGATTCTTTTAACATATCTTATTTCTTTTTAAATGTTTCTAAAAATGTTTTTATCTGATTAACTTCTTTTCCTTCTTCTCCCATTTGATATCCATACATGCCAAATGCTCCGAATTTAATAGCTTTTTTCATATCTTCCTCACTATACATTTCTTCTGTTATATCAAATCTGTATTGTTCAAGTAATCTAAGTGCTATAGCTTCATTTTTACAAAATAATGCAAATTTTATTTTTTGCAGCACTCCCTGTTCTAAGCTTTCCTCTTCTTCCTTAATATTTTTTGGTAGCAGATGTTTAAAAAATTCTTCTTGCATCCTGTCTTGCCGTTTACCAGGTCTCACAATTTCGTGGGTTGGCAGTAATAAAAAGTAAACTTGATCTTTACATCTACTCATAAATACAGAGTAGTAGTCCATATCTGGTAATCCCTCAGGTTTAAAATCCTCTGAGACATTATCTTCCCATACTTGAAACATACCACCATGATTATGTTGTATTTCTGTAGACTTATTCATTAAATTTACAACTAAATAGTATTGGTGATTCCCAATATCCTTTATCCAATAACTTTCAACTAGTTTCTCCATAATATTTACTCGTAATCATCAAATAATTTAATTCCCCATAACAGCATAAAAATACACAAAGGAACAAAAGCCACATACCAATTTTCTCCATAATTCACTTGTAGATATGCAAGACCTATTGCGAAAAATGTCAATATTAATAATACTAAAATGTTTATAAAATGCTTCATTATACCGCTATTTCTAATTTACTATCTAATCCTTTTATGCCCTCTAAGCCAGTAATTTTAAAATCCTCTACTGTGTGACTATAAAAGTCTTTTGGTTCGCACACAAGCTCTATTTTAGGCTGTATTCCAGTAGATTCTCTACTAAGGAGCTCTTTGGCAGCCTCAAGATGTCTATCATAGATGTGGCAGTTTTGAACCAAGTGTAAAAACTTACCAATCTCATGTTTGATACCTGTCTTAAAAGTCAAGTGATTGCATACAGCCATACCAAATTCAACATATTGTACAGGATTAATAGAACTAGTTACTGCTAAATCCATTGATCTTTGTACTAAGGTTAAATCAATAGACCTTACAAAAAACTTTTCTCGCTCTCTTTCTAGAGGTGTCTCAAACGGAGGCATTAATTTTTCTATGTTATCTAAACATACATTATAAAAAGTAGAATAATCCTTCTCTCTAACAGTCCACATAGTAAGTCCCGCACAAGGTTCAAGAGCTCTTGGATCATCTATTACTTGTTGTTCTTGCCAAAGACTTATTTTATGCCTACGCCCAAATGGGTTTTTCTCTAAACCGTCTAAAAGTTTATCCATTAAATCATAGCGATCAACAGTATGGCCGTATGTATTGCCCAAATTTCCAGATTTATCTGCAAAATCTTTCCACCAAGACCATATTGAGGGATTCATATTTTTAACAACTGTAGTTTGGTCAATATAGATCGCTTCAATATCGTAAAACGCCCCTTTTAATGCAGTAGTTCTTAATGTATTAATCGGAAATTCTCCTCTGCTAATATCGTACTCGAAAACTTTCTGAGTTACAAATTTAGTATGAGCTGGTGTACCATCACCCCACTTAGGACGTGGATCTACATCTAATGCTCCAAATTCAAGTATTTCAGAGATTGTTTCTTTTAAATATTTATCTGCTTTTATCATACTTACCTCATTTTCCTCATTAGATGTTCAACTTTAAATCTCAATCCATGATCTGTTGCTTTTAAAGCTTCGTGAACAATTTTAAGTTCTTCTGCTATTTCATAATACATATTATCAAACGCTTCCACATCATTGCTATTCCAAGCATCATAAAGGGTTTTATATACTATTTCTTCTTCTTCTTTTTCCTCGTCATCATATTCATAGTGAGGAGGTGTTGCTAATTTCCAATTACCATAATCCATATTATCTTCTTTTATAAGGCTATACCACACTTCAAATAAATCTTTAGCTTCTATAGTATTGTCAGTTACGCATCTACATAATGAATGTCCACTAAGATATGAATCTCTAACAATTTTTTTATCATGCATAAAAGATTGTTTCCACAAACCATAATCTTCAATCATTCTAATTGCTTGAGCATCATTTCCAGCAGCTATTAAAAATTTCAGCTTACCTAATACTTCTTCTTCAGGAGTGTCTTGTTTCATAATTTTATTTATTAAATTGTTTAAATATTAGTTCAAATAATTCCCATACTAAATCAAAAATTCCTATTAACATAATTTATATATTAAATTGTTCATAATTCCTTATATCCTCCTCTAAATCTGAAAACATTTGCTTTAATCTAAGTCCTAACACTACTGGTTCTTCATACTTTATTGCTTCTAAAGGAATAGTAGAAAGCATTTTAAACCATTGCGGAGGTAGATTTTTAGAAACTCCTAACATTTCTCCATTAGTAGAGCGAAATCCACTTGAATGCATTTTTATAATACATTCAAATCTAATTTCACATAATCCTCTTTTATCTGCATCTAATGGAAACACTTTACTTACTTGTATTTTTTCATTTGACATAATTTATTTTATTATCCTTTTGCACTATACCAAGATTCTCCTGTAGCTGCATCTGCTTTAATATTTAATTCAGTTTTAAATGTATCATTAACCCATTTAGCAAATAATAATAATTCCTCAATAGTTGCAGAATTTTTAATAGTGTTAGCTTTCATTGATATTACTTGAATATTTCCTTTTATATATCCTTTATTATTATCTATTCTATCTATAGAAGGTGAAAACTTGTAATTATCTTTAGTTCCTTGTATAATGGGTTGTAATAATATTGGGCATATTTCTGGTATTATAATGTCTTCAATTGATATATTGAACTCTAAGTTTTTTTTAATAGCCCTGCGTTTACATTCCTGTAATAAAACTGAGGCAATTCTTTTTATTCTACTCTTTCTTTTTTGGTTATTTATGTTTTCTCTATAAATAGGATCAGATTTAATTTTTTCTTTTCTAACAATATTTGATTTTTTTGCATATTCAGACACTTTGTGCTTATTAGTACAACATTCTTTGCACCAAGTATGTAAACCCCCTATTAATGAGGCATTTTTTGAAAAATCCGAGGCAATCTTAGTTTGTTTACAACAAAAACATGTTTTTTCAATTAAAGTTACACTGTATCTTTTCTTTGAACGCATAGTACTTGAACATGTTTTACAAGTACTTATTGTACCATCTAGTGTTAGTTTTGAGCCTACAAAATCTTTTAATTCTTTTTCTATATTACAATGTTTGCAAATTTTCATATTTAATTATTTTTTTATTTGATGTGCACTAATATAGTAATAAGAACTGATAAAACAAAATAATTGTCATAATTTTAACCTTTAGCACTGTACCAGTCAGGACCATAATGAGCTTCTGCCTTTATTTCCAAATCTTCTAAATAATGATTACCTGCTTTTATCATACAAGTTTCTACTGCTTTAACTGCAATGTCTTTTAGCTCTTCAGGGCATTCAATAACGGCCTCATCATGTACAATATTTACAATTTTAATTATATTTTGATAATTATTACCCATGATCCAGTCAAATATCAGCAAAGTAGCATATTTTGTCATATGCGCAGCAGAAGATTGTATAGGGTTATTTAATGACAATCTCTTATATTCTCCTTGTAGCCTAAAAAATGAAGAAACATCAAATCTCTTACTTTTATAAAATTCATACTCTTTTTTATTTAAAATAGTATAAGTTTCTTTCTTTTCTGTAGCTTCTTGTAAAGATTTAGATTCTAATTTACCTATTTTGTATTGTTGCCACTGTTCCTTAGTAATACTTTTAACCATTTCTTGTAAAGAATTGTATTTATCGTATCTAGGTAAGGCTAATTTCCATCCATCAGCACTTTCAATATAACCTGTTTTAACAGCCCTATTAAAGTTATCCTCACCCCAAATATACATTCCTTCATGCAACTCTTTGAAAGCATTCTCAATATTAATAGCATCTTTCATAGGTATATTTTGGTTTATATGTAAAGTATATGCACCCCCACCAAAACTCATGGCAAACCTCGAAATTTTGGCTTGAGTTCTTTTACCTTTATGCAACTTAGCTACGTCTTCATCAGATAAATGTGCTAATTCAGGGTGTATTTTTTTGGTCAACAAACTGTGTAACTTAATATTCTGTATACTTCGTTAATTTATACACGAGCTTTAAACTCTGCTACTATTTTCATAATAGAATAGACTATATCATCATCCTTAAAAGGATGCTACCTGTTTCCACCTACTTAGGTGTACGCTATGCCTAGCTAGTCGTTGAACCTTGACCATTTTAAAGGCCCTTGGCTGCTGATTGCCCATTCGTCATCTCAATAATTTTCAAACATTCACGCTTATCATTTCTAATTACGTTGTAGTTTATTGAGCTTTAGGGGTTTCCAGCAATTAAAGTAGTTATAACTAACTATTACTAGTTAGCCAGACTTAAAAGTGAAACTTATCAAATTTTCTTTTTAAATAAAAAGAGTTCTTATCTTTATAAATATAATTATATAGTTTTTTTATGTCTTCTTTGTTACTATATCTTAAACTAAAAATATTTTTATGTTTATTAATATTTACTTTTTCAGACAATGTTAATTCTGAATTTAAAACATACTGTAATCCTATACAAAATTCTTTAGTTCCTAAAAACCCAAAGTAGTCTCTAATTGGCTTGTCTTTATAAGATCCAGAACCATCTCCATCATAAACCCCCCTAATAAAATGAGGAAGTAATTCTTTTGGAACAGTTGCTGGAAATTTTAGTGAAAAAGTTTTATTTTGAGAAATTCCATGGTTTTTAAGATCATTTAACAATTCAAAAGAGTTTAAGTCTAATCTAAAATAATATCCTATAGAGGTTTTGCCATTATATTTTTTAATAGGTCTAGAAGATTTTATACTTTTATTAAGATTTTCCAATAAATTAGGGGTTTCTTCTACTAAAGCAATACCAATATATCCTGTTTTTTCTATTACCCAACCATCAGCATATAATAATCCTAAAAAATAAGCTTTTTCTAAATTATCTATTTTATTAAAATAATTTTCATTTAAATCATAAGTTCTATTCATTTTTCTGATAGGAATATTATGATAATTAAAATAATGATTAAATTGTCTTCTAGGAATATTAAATTTGACAGAAAGTTGTTGTATAGTAACTTTACTATCATTATACATACTTAAAATTTCTTTTTCATTCTTTAAAATTAAGGGAAATTTTAATTCAGATAGTTTTTTTGACCATTTTGGCTTATTTTCCCCTCTTTTTATTTTTAATAAATAAAGAATTTGTCTTAATGAATTTTCAGAATAATTATATAAAATACTCATTTCTTTTAAAGAAACTCCTTCTAAATAACTTTTTTTTATTTTTTCTCTTTTTTCTATAGAAACATTTGATAATGTCATAATAAATTGTTTTTTACAAAGATATAATTTATTTGTAAATAAACAATTTAATGTTTTACTTTTTTTAATCAGCTCCTTCCAATACTGAGGCCATCATAGCCTTATCTTTAGATTTATCTGCAAGAAGAACACCTTCTTGTGCACTATAGTCACAAACTACCATTACATTGCCTTCATTAGCCTTAAAACATTCTCTAGTAACACTATCTGAAGGGAAGTTTAAGAAATTTATTCCTCCTTTTCTAGTAGAAAGTCTAGCTGTATCCACCATTGGATTGAAATTGGTATAAATCCTTTCATTTTCAATTTTTTGATAGATTTTATCTCCAAATGTTGTTACTCTATGATTAGCTTCTTGGTAATTTAACCACATTTCTACAAATTCATGCTTTGATTTACTAATAACATTTTCTGTAATAGTGTCTTTTCCATCTTTATCCTTTGTTTCAATGCCAAAATCATTAAAAACTTTAATCATCTGAAGAGGAGAATTAATGGAAACTAATATTTTCTTGTCAGTATTGAACATGTCAATTTGTAAATCTCTGTAATGAGGTAGTGTATCATAGATGTAATCTTCTATTGTAGATTTCCATTTTATAGCATTATGTGTGTCTTGTACCATTTTAGCTTTCCATGCTTCAGAACTAATAGGTAAACCACAACTTTCCATATATGCAAGTGCTCTTATATACCTACAATGTAAATTATAAGTATCTACGAACTTTCCTTTTTTAAGCTTCACCATTAAAGCATCATGTAATTCTATAAGTCTATCCACATCATTAAAAGAATACTCTATTGTACTTTCTTGAGAAAGTTTAACAACATTGATATTCTTCTGATCAAGTTTATTATAGATTACATTTAATTCTCTTTTCATAACAGAACCAAAATCTGCTTTATATGGAAGAAAATAAGGAGCTTCTACAGCACCATTATACAATATTCTTGTAGCTATCATAGTATCTAATACTTTTTCAGGAAAGAAATTGTATTTATACATAAACCCAAGATCAAATGTAATATTATGACCTATTAATGTCTTACCATCAATATAAGGAACAAGATCTGCAAACTCATAATTATCATTATACATAACAATTATATAATTATCTTCTCCTGTACCAATCTGTACACAAAATATATCACAATTTCTTGGAGTAAGACCAGTGGTTTCTGTGTCCAATGCAATAACATCAAGCAATACCATATCTTCAAGATTGCAATAATTATAGGAACCAATTTTTTCAAACTGGCTCCTATCTTTACAAATTATATAATTCATATTTTATCTAATGTAATATTTAATTTATCTAAATTTAAAGCTTCAATATATCTTAAAGTATTTTGTAACAATATAAAATCTTCAGCTGCTTGTTTAGATGTAAAATAATAATTAAAACTTTCTAATACTATAAAATCTTTATCTACTTTACATGTATTAATAACATTATATCCTTTTAAAATGTAATAAATGGTATCACCAACAAAGAATTCTATTCCATCTATAGAATATCCTATTCTTGTTTGTTTAGCAATATATTCTCTAGCAATAGCTTGTGTAGAAAATTTCAATCCCTTGTAATCAGGTTGATTACTTAAAGCATTTATTACAAATATAATTGTGTTGTTAATATTTGTATCAACTTTTACATAACTATCTCCTTCAAATATATTTACACCATCATGAGTTACAAATAGTAGTTTATGGAGAATAGCATATTCTAAAGAAGTAGCACCTTCATGATCATATTTAAAAAATAATTCATCTTCTTCAATTGTAATTGAAGTAATGGCTCTTTTATCTTCATATGTACACCCTGTAATATAATCCCCTACTTTAAAGATAACTCCATCACTAAGTCTTTTTACAGATCTAATTTTCCAGTTTTTTAACAAGTCTTCTGTAATTTCTGTAGAATAGTAAGTTATAGGTTTATCATTATGCCTATAAGACATGATTTTGTATTCTATATTCTTTTTCTTTTTAACAGGTACTAATTTATATTTAATACCATTAAGTGTTATTTTTTCCATAATTATTTTTTAATAAATTGTTCCTGATGAAGTAATATTTAATGAAATGTCTGGTCCTGTACTTTCACTTAAAATTTCTCTAATATGAATGTCAGGATTGATTAAAATAGAATTACATACATCAATAGCTTTTTGGGCTTTATCTAAAAGTTCTTGTTTCATTTTTTGAAAACCTAAATCAAGTAATTCAGGTAACTCTAATGCACAATCTCCCCAGCGAGCTATTAAAAACCTATTTATACGCCATGTATATTCTTTTTCTTTGTCAAGTGCAGATTGCCAATTCCATCCAATCAGCATTGGGTCTGGATCTACATCATTATACCAAATATGAAATCCATCAAACATATTATTTTCTTTGCAGAACTTATATACTTTTAAAACTTCTAATGGAATTGTAGATTTAATATACTTATCAGCGTCTACTTTCATTGGACAAACAGCTTTAAGTTGCTTTTCCATTGCTGTATTAAGACTAATGTACACATTTGGTACATTTTTCTCTTCCGCTTTTTCTTGTGTAGTGAATCCAAGCTCTAATGCTATTGCATTGTATTCAGCTAAGTCTGCTTCATTAAGAATTAATGATTCATTTTCTGGTTCTCTGTAAATTTTAACTTCCATAATTTCTATTTATTTAATGTTTATTTATTTAATTATAAAATTCTACATATCCATCTGCATATATAATTCTTAATGAATCATTCTCAGTGAAAAGCTGTACATGAATGGTTTTACCTGATTCTTTAACTACACATTTGATTAACTGATATTTATCTCCACCTGTAGTTGAGCCTTCTTCAACATCATTTACTTGATAATAATGATCTACAATGTCTTTATTGTATATAATTACTTCATTGTTTTCAAATACAGCTGTAACATTTCCATCATATCTAAGTTCTTCTTTATTTTCTTGATTTACATAGATTTTTTTATAATTTCTGGTAAATGCTTCTTGTGTAAATGCATTAAAAGATAATAGCATTACACTAATTAATAATAGTTTTTTCATATTATATGACTGTTTCAAATTGTTCAACATTTTGTGTTACTTCTGAAGGAGCAAGTTTCCTGAATCTCCATTCTGCAAATGCAGGTTCTTGGAATTTATTAATGAGTTTAAAGAATTTAACTGGATTAACAATCTCTTCTAAAAGAATACCACATACAATTCCATTATTATCATTAAAACCTCTTACAGTATACTTTTCATCTTGTTTTACCCAATTAGGTACATCTTTAGAGAGTTCTTCTATTGTATGTGCTTGCATAGAAGCATTAATACATACTATTTGTTCATTTATTTCAAACATAATTGTAATTATTTAAAGATCTTCATCAATTCTTTTTATTTCTTCTAATTCTCTTAGTTCTCTATCATCTTCATCCTCTTCTTCTGTAGGGAATCTAACAATAACTTTCTCTTCAAAAACTACAATATTATATGATTCTTCATCTTCTGGATCTTCTTCTATTTCTAGTTCTAAGAATCCTCCAAAATCATTAAAAATAATATTAACATCTTTTAATGTAAAATCATACAAGGTTTCTTCATCAAAAGGATAACTCAACCATGCTATCTCTTCATGAGAAGCTAATACTACATCTTCTTCATCTATAATAGAAAGTTCTATAGGTGCACCATTTTCTAACATAAATTCTTCAGGATTTAAAGGCACTCTTTCAAGTGCCCATATTTCCATAAATTCTTTCTCTGTATTGATATGATGTCCTTTTACAAATAGCATACCTACTTCTAATTTTAGAGGTAAGTAGCTTTTAACTACAAGTTCAGCATTTATATACATGCTTTCTCTAGATTACTTTTATACACTTTTATTTGTGCCCTATTCATTTTTTCATTATTAGCATAATGAATACTTTTCACTCTATTCAACATCCAAGCATCAAATTCTTCTGCAACTGTAATTGCTTTTTTCTCTACTGTTGTCATAATTATTCAGTTATAAATTGTCTAATTCCTTTAACTTTTTTTGATTTGATTTTAAATGAAGATGTATATATTACTTCAATTATTAATCTTTTACATTTAATACTTTCAATTCTAGTTGTAGATGCAACTAATGTTCCTTTTTTAATTCTTGTTCTCATAGCTTTAATTTATTATTTTATTATTTTTCTATTTCAATATTGTCAACGTCTTCCCCAAATTTCTCTGCAATTTCTTGCATTGTTAGTTTTCTTTTTATTGGTATTTCTTTGGCGTATTTCCATCTTGAAAAATTAGGGTGTTTATAACTATAAGATATAAATAAACCATCTGCTTTACCAATTACAAATCTTCTTTCATAACAATGTAATTTATCGTCAGAAACCATCATCCATCTTCCCTCTTGGATTGGTAGTTGGGTAATAACTACTTCATTACTATGCCAATAAGACCTGCTATTTGCACCACCTACAAACCTATTATTTGATTCGTCTATTCTTTCAACTTCTAATTCAATATAAACTTTATCTCCTACTTTCATTATAATGTTTTTTCTAATTGATTTTCATTAAAAATATGGAGTAAACCATAATCATCCATTTCTCCAACAATTCTTATTTCACCATTTATTGTTTCAAACACACCTACAATTGTACAAGGGAATTTATATCCTTTAGGTTTATGTGCTTTATCTCCCACTTTAAATTTACTTTTCATATTTATTTATTTTTAATTATTCAAATTCATTATAAGGAAGTATAGCCATTACAAAAAATGTAAATCCTCCAATTACTGCACACAAATTTCTACTACCTTCTGACCATAATGATATATCAAAAGATACACTATAGAAAGCTGTTAAAAGGTATATAAATAAAAATCCTATTAAACCTCCAAAAATTCTTTTTAATATATTTTTCATAATTTTTTTCTTTTAAATTGTCCAAAACATAAATTTACACAGTAATTTATTATTATACCCATAATTGTTAGAAAACCAATCATAAAAAAGAATATAACTATAACTTCCAATACCTTACCCATATCTTATTTCTTTTTAATTGTTTAAACCAACTAACAACTCTGTAAGGTTTGGTTGGATTTGTTTTTACATATTCTATTAAAATATTTTCAACATCTTCCTCACTATACTTATTCTTGTCTTGTTCTTGTTGATATTTAGCACCTTCAATAAATCCCATATTGGCGGCACTATTTAATCCTGCTCTTTCAATTATAGATAAATTATAATTTACAGGAAATCTTTTTTGAGCAGCTTCTTCAAGCGTTTCTTTTTCCATTATTTCTTAATTTTAATTGATTCAACACTAACTCCAAACTTCTCTGCTATTTGTTCTAGTGTGAGTTCAAGTTCTTTAGGATCTGGTATTTCCTTAGCGTATTTCCAAGGTGCGGTAGTTATAGCTAATAATACAGATTTTTCGTCTTCTGCAAAACTCCAAGCAATGTATTTTCCATTTTTTTGTATAAACACTTTTCTTTTTTCCCATTGCACACCATTTCCAGAAACCATCATCCACCTCTCTTGAAAATCTATCTTTTCAAATGGGTTTTTAGTAAAAGCTGAAGGATATTTATCTCCTCTACCATATTTACCATCTAAAGTATAAGATCTTTCTCCAGTACTAATTGGATATCTATTATTGTTAGGATCTACTTCTGTAACTTTTGTATTCCCTTCTAGTGTAGTCCAAATAGTATCTCCTACTTTTACATTGGACAAGTCTGCTAATTTTAAAATTTCTTCGTTCATAACTTTTATTTGTTTTAAATTAATATTTAGTGGTGCAGACAAGATTTGAACTTGTATATACTTAGACGTTATTCGCATTTCTACTTTAGCCTCGGTTTCTAAGTAGGGTTACCATTCCACCACTGCACCATTTACCTCATGTGAGGTCACTTATCAAAAACTAACACATCCATCAAGATTGGGATAACTGTACTTTCATGCACAAGTAATTAACTTGCAACAATCCATCACCTACATATCAGTGCATAGGGATACTTTATCATACTCAACAAACATAACACCTCTTGATTGTGTATAGTTACATTCTTTTTTAAATCTAACGTCTATTTGCCTTAAAGAATGACTACTAGGGCAAGACTTTATTAGATCAAGTATTGCACTAACTATTCGTCTGCTTTTCTATGTGTTGGTTTGTTTTTTATTTATCGTTTGAAATACTTTTATACAATATTAGTTGACTACCAACTAATCCAAGTAGAATAGCTCTATCATAGTTTCCTTCATATAAATAGTTTCCAATTAATACACCACTTGCTATTAATGTTGTATTATACATTATTTTTAAAAATCTTTCCATTGTTTTATTTTATTTTAGCGTGAATCTTATAAACTATCTCTTCTAACACTTCTTGTTTTATTACATCTAAGACAAGATATTCTTTAATGTATATACTTTCTATAACTATATTAGTTTTTCCTTTAGAATGTACTATTGAAGCTTCTACAGAGAACTTTACACCATTCACTTTGATTTTAAATTTACCTATTGCCATTTTAATTTGTTAATTATTAATTTTCCCATTCTTCTTCGTTTTCTTCTTCATAAAAAGCTTCATCCCACTCTTCTTCTGTTATTCCAGAAATAATAAACTCTCTTTGAGAAGCAGTTAAATGAGGAAATACATCTTGAGCTAATTCACCCATTTCCCATCTTTCCATCTGTAATTGTGATACAGGAAGTCTTAAAGTATTCTCCTCTTTTGACAGAGGAGAAGTTCTTGTTATGTTCATCATAATTTTTGGTGCTAATATAGCATTAAATTGATTAATACCCAATTAAGTCTTCATATTCACTAATTGTTTTAATTACATGACTTCTTTCATGTAATAAAACAGCTTCTGCATCTTCATACATATGCTTATTAATGTCTGATGTAATGAATTGGTCATAGATAACATCTAATTGCTCTTCAATTTGTTTCAATTTGTCTTTTAACTCTGTAATTTGATCTTTTTTAACTGATTTCATAGCTTTATTATTTAAAGGGTTTTTAAAATTCTTTTTTTAATCCTATAAAGGATATATATGCAAGGTTTAGTATGCTTGTGATCAATATAATTGACCAATATTGAGGAGTTTCTTTCATTAAGTAAGTAATTAGTAGTATAGCTACTAAATAAACTACACTAAGTAAGAAATATGTTCCCCAAAGAACTAATTTTACGATTCTTGTTCCCATGATTCATTTATTATAAACTGTGTTAATAATGCTTTACTAGTAGAAATGTAATCTTGGTCTTCAAATATTTGTTGTATTGTTTGATGCCATTCATACTCACCTACTTTATCTGTATATATTTCTATACCATGAAATATATATTCTTGAAGATGGTTATCATCAATGTTTCTATAATTCTCTACATCAACAAAATGATCTACTCCATAAGAATATTTAAACCATATAGCATTAGAAATTCCTTCCCCTAAAACCATTGTAAAACTAAAATCAGGTTTAGAATAGTCATCACTCTTCAATACTACTAAATCTTTATATTCTCCCAAGAATTCTTGAAGAAACTCAAAATCTTTAGTAATCATTTCTTTTACTCCTTTAATAACCTTGTCATTATGACTCTTTAGATCAGCTAATTCTGATAATATCTTATTAGCATTCTCTTTAGCTCCATCAATGTCAAAAAGGAGAGCTTTATTGCTCTCCAAACACTTGTTTGTATACTCAGTAGTTAATGTATTTACTGAATTCAACTGAAATTGGGTTAATGTATTCATTATTTTAAGTATTTTTTATAGATTTTGTTAGTTTTACTTGTCACTTTGATGTATAATTTGTTATTCTTTGATTTGTAAACAAAATATACTTTACCATTATACAAAGCAGTTTCTCCATTGAGAACTTCTGTTGTGTCTTTCTTCTTGTCCAAATTGTAAGTTTGACTAAATGCTCCCATTGAGAGCATTAATAATCCTGTAATAAATAGCTTTTTCATAATTTTATTGATTTAGTTTAATATGTTTCTTAATCCAACGTATTCTCGGTGCTTTATTAGTACGTATCCAATACCATTCAGTATTTTTAGCTTTTAAAGCACTATAACTTGAGTACCATTTTGGCTTATTGTATGATATATAGTTATCTAATCTAGTAGATTCTCGATTAGTTAATATGTGATCTTTATTTAATTCAAATACCCAATTACATAAACCAGATTTAAATTTATCTTGATGATCTAACATCACCATTAACAATTCTTTAATTGATCTCATAGTTTTACATATTTAGAATACAAATCTGTTACTTCTTTAATCTTCTCTAAAGCATATATACAAGCATCTACTTCTTTAAACTCATCAACAAGAGCTTTAATATCATTAGCTTGTTCTATAACATACTTTTCATCATGTGATGAATTATTATATCTATGAGCTGTATCAAATCCTATTACAAGATATTCTTTATCTTTATCCCACTCTGTAAATGTAATTTCTTGTGGACAATTTTCAGGAGACAAATAATTTCCATAACCATCATTTGATAATGCTTTAACTATTATTGGATGATCTTTATGGATATGAACATATCCACATCCCCATCCTGTTCTACAAGAAATTACAAATTCTTCTTCATAAGGTATTGATGTTACAAATGTCTTATGTATTATTTTATTATTGTTTTCCATAATATAAAGATTTTAATTGTTATCATCTTCAGAAGTATAATAGTCTTCACTATCATATGCTTCTTCTTTATGTGCAAGAATATTTAGAATTTCTTCTATAAGATCTAATTGACCCACATAATATGCAGGTTCTAATAGATTAACACTCTCAAGCATATTTTCTAGCTCTGAACGTCTATGTTTTAATAGTTCTTCCATATAATTGTTTTTAAAGATTAAAAAGGTAAATCATATTCGATGCTAAAGTTTCCATTATCATCATATGTTACACCTAAAGGAAGTTCCATAGATCCCATATATTCTAAACATTTTGTACAGAGATATAATATTCTCTCATCATCAGTCATATTTCTATTAAATCTACTATACTCTAATAGAGCATATAAAATAGCTTCATTAGAAAAACATTCAAATCCTCTACCTATCCTTAATGGTTCTATATATAGATTTAATAGTTTAGATAGTTTTCCTTCTAATACTGTTACTTCAGTGTATGTTTTCATAGCTTTTTGTTTTTAATTATCTTATATGTGTTGGTTCAACCCATTCAGGATTTAAATCTTTAGGTATTTGTGGACGTAAATGATTTTCCCACCATTCACTTCCATCATATTCTCCTCTTGTAGACCAAGTACCATCTATGTACCAAATAACACCAAATAACTCTTGAGCACCATAACCTGGATAATACTCAAAATCTAATGATTCAATAAACTTATCATATTCTTTATAAGAATGTTCAACATTAAGTTTATAATCAGTGTTTATTAAATCTCTATGAGATACTGTAGCACATAATACTTTTCTATAACCAACATGTTTTAAGAATTCTTCTTTAGCGTTTATCATAATATTTATTTGTTATTAAGTAATAATATCTTCATTCATTGCTATTTGTACTATTGAATTAGTATGTGTAATGGTTTCATTGTTTTCACAATCACTACCAACTAATAAACATACATATTCTTCTAATATACTATATGCTTCTAACACTGCATTTAATTGACTTTTAAGTTTTTCTAAATCTTCCATTTTATTTGTTATTAAGGATTTTAATTAATTCATCTCTATTAGGTCTTTTATGTCTGCATTTAGTACACTCACAAGGTTCAATTTTAAATCTACCACAATAAGGAGCGAATATATATCCCTCATTAATAAGTTTATTATACTCACCATTATCTACCCATCTTTGTAATGTATTAGGATTAGATATTTTCAATGTACCACACATTGGTGCTTCCCATTGTTCCATAATTATATGATTTTATATAATCAGTCAACCCAGCATTACCTGTAATTGACTGACTAATGTATTGTTAGTTTGAAATATAATCAAATTTAAAAATATTTGATAATATAAAATATGTTTCACTACCATCTTCAAAATATACTATTAAAAATATTTGCGTAGTATTAATTCCTTTAATTGAGGTATTTATTTCTTCAACATCACCATTTATTTTATAAATTTTTACTCTTTTCATAATTTTGTTATTTAGTGAGTGTCTAATAATTTAGATTCATCTCTTGATAATACTCTAATAGAATAACCAAATTCTTTTAGATAATCAATTGATAAACCATTTACTTCCATAGGAGTTTCTAATCCATCTATCCTATTATCTATAAATTCATCAACATCATCCCAATTAAATCTATAATTAGGATATAAATGTTCAATATGATCTTCATCAACTGTAATTTCAACTAATACTTTAATAGTTTTCATAATATTTTATTTAGTTATTAATCTTTAAATACTGTTTCAGCAATATATACACATGATATAATTGTACCTATAATAGTAAATACTATAAAAGGACTTGTTGCTACACATTCCTCCATTGATGCATTTGTTGCAATAACTATAATTAATGATACTATTGTACCAGGTAATATACCTAATATGAATACACATAGCATTGTCATTATAGCTAAGAATGTTTTTTGAAATAATCTTTTCATAATGTTTTGTTTTAGTCAGTTATTATAATTGGCCATATTCAAAAGCCATAAGTATTAATAGTATAAAGAAAGAATATACTATATAAAAAGAATATATACATATAGTACAAAAGAATGATTTAAGTCTTTATAATGCTATATATATTATTGTATTTTGTATTTTTCAGATTGTTTTAGAGCTCTTTATACACATAGAGGTCTACACTACCACTCTTTTATCATCACTCAAACATAAAAAGTTTAAATGATTATGTCTGATTATCAAGCACTTAACAAAATAAAAGTTTTTTTCTCCCTCGTAAAAAGTTTTTATTTCTACATAAAACTAACATTCAGCTG